TAAGCTATTTACCGCGGCTTTAAAGCTACAAGCCAAGCCAAATCCGTCGCCTTTGCCAATGCAAGAGGCTTACATTAAGTTTTACCAAACGGTCTTTGTTGAGTCGGCCAAGCAAGAGTTTAACCGAATAAGACAAGACAACCGAGAAAAGGCTTACGTTCCTGACGATTTCTTTTTAAATACCTGGAAAGAATGGATTAAAGATTGGGTTAATGCCAACCTTGGAACGCTAATAACTGGCGTAAACCAAAACACCTTAGAGCAAATCCAAAAGATACTTGGCGAAGGAATCGAGCAAGGTTTAAACCCGTTCCAGCTAGAGAAACTTTTACTTGAACAAATACCAAACATTGCAAGAGCAAGGGCAATTGCCAGGACTGAATCGACAAGAGCTTACAATGAAGGCAAGAAGCGTTCGGCACAAGATTGGGCAAGTCAAACGGGAACTGTTCTTTGGAAACTATGGATTCATGGAGGATCAAGAGAGCCAAGGTTTCAACACATATTAGCGCAAGACAAACCAATTAGAGCCGACGATACTTTTGTATTTACCACGAAAGGCGTTGAGGTTCGAATGGATAAACCAGGCGACATAAAAGGCGGAGCGGCTCAGACTATTAATTGCAGTTGCGTTGTTGTTTATATTTCAGAGGCTTACGCACGCCGAAACTTTCCTAACGCATTTACTGGTTTACCGCCTTTGACTAGACCAGCCGCGCCTTTGACTGCCCCAATTATAACTCCAGCATTGCCTCAGCAATTAGGTGCGTTTAAATATGCGACTACACTAAAGGAGGCTAAAAAAATATCGGTTGACATTATTAATAATAATACAGTTTTAAAGGTTAAAAAAGCGGTTTTTAGTCAAGAAATAACATTGGAAAAATTAAATCGTCTTAATGAACAATTAAACAAACTATCTCTTGAATATAAACTTTCTCCTCAATTAAATGAGAAAAGCGAAATAGATTTATTATACAAATCAAATAAAAAAACATTAGGTTTAGTAAAGCCTGGTTGGGAACAATTAAGGTCAGTTAATTTTGGAAGTAAAAGCATTGGCAATTCATTAACTCAAAGATTTGAAATAATAAATGGAATAAAAAAATATTCATTTAATGCAAAAACTGATTTAGATAAAAATGATTTATACGTTTTAACTCACGAATTTGCCCACGTTATTTCAGTAGAAAGTCACGTAAAATTAAATTCTATCAAATATCCTGAAATTAAATTGTATTGGGATGAATTGCGTAATATTAAAACCAAATATTTAGCAGAAACAAAAAAATTAGGTTTAAATGGAGATTATGAATCTCTAAACGAAATTTATTTAGGTAGTTATGCATCAACAAATGCATCTGAGTTTATGGCAGAAGCATTTACAGAATATAAGCTAAATTCTAATCCAAGCAAATATGCGATTGAGGTTGGTAAATTAATTGACAAGTATTTTAAGAAATAAGAAAATGCAAGCGGTAAATCTAGTTTGTTTTAAATGTAGAAACTTTAGGAGGTTTCAAGGCGGTTGCTTAGCTTTTCCCGATGGAATACCAGCCGAAATTACAAGCGGACAAAATCAACATTCTAAACCTTTAAAAGGTCAAAAAAACACAATTGTATTTGAGCCAATTAGAGAAGGAGATTTGGAATTGATAGATAGTTAGTATTTTTCCCCTTTTGTTTCCTAATTTTTTTTCTTTGTATATTTGTCTAAACGAATAAGCAATGCTAGAGAAAGCCGAGCAATCGTATTCAGATTATCCCGAGGCGGTCAAAAACAACGCTAGAAGGGTTTTAAAATATGTTGATGAGTTCGGTTGGGGGACTTGCGGAACGCCAGTAGGCAAACAAAGAGCCAACGATTTAGCCAATGGCAGACCGATTTCGTTAGACGTTTTAAAGCGAATGTTTTCGTATTTAAGCCGTCACGAGGTTGATTTACAAACCTCTAGCTCTTATGAAGACGGTTGCGGTCGTTTGATGTACGACGCTTGGGGAGGCAAAGAGGCATTGGTTTGGAGTAGAAATAAAATTAAGGAATTAGAAAAGACTAACGATATGTGGTTTGTAAAAAAAGGATTAAACCAAGGCTTTACAGATAGTGACATGAAACAAGGGATTGTTTCGGGTTACTTTGCAGTTTTTGGTAACAAAGACCTCGACGGCGATGTAATCGAGCCAGGAGCGTTTACCAAGACTGTAATGGAGCGCGGCCCTCAAGGGAAGCAGTTAATCAAGTATTTACTAGACCACGATAAGAATAAAGTTGTCGCAAAAATCACCAATCTTTACGAAGACAATAAAGGCTTGCGTTACGAGGCTAAAATTGGTACTCATTCAGCTGGGCAAGACTTTCAAAAGATGATTGAGAGCGAATTAATCAACCAGCATTCGTTTGGCTTTAGAACTATTAAAGAGCAGTTCGACCAGGAGGCCAAAGCGAACCTAATTAAAGAGGTAATGATGTATGAAGGATCAGCAGTCCAATTTTTAGGCGCTAATCCTGAGACTACGTTTATTGACCTTAAAAGCGAAGCGGACGCGTTCGAATATCTTGATAGACTTGAGAAGTTTGTAAAGACCTCAGACGCAACCGACGAAACAATTAAAAAACTAGAAAATCAACTTAAATCACTTTTGGAGTTTCTAAAGCCAGCCTCGCCTACTTTGGAAATTAAAGAAGCCGAAGCAGTCGAAATAATAACAATTAACGAACTTAAAAAACAATTTGAATCATGGAAAATCTAACAATTGATGCCGTAAAGGCAGTAATTGCAGAGGCTGGCGAGGCTCTAAAGGCAAAGGCAAGCAATGCAGAAGTAAAAGCCAATGAGGCTTTCGAAAAGGCTGAAAGCCTATTAAAGTCTCTTAGCGGTGTAGTAACCAAAGAAGAGGCGGCAGAAATGCAAAAGCAACTTGATAAGTTGGACATTGCAATGCAGAAAAATGTAGTTGAGAAAGAAGTAAGCGGCGAAGATTTCAAAAGCGCTTTCATGAAGGCTTATGAGCCTGTAAGAGCTGAAATCGAGCGTCTAAAGTCTGAGCCTAACGCTCGTCTAAAGGCTCCTTTGGTATTCGAAATTAGCGAGAAAGCAGTTGGAACTATTACTCTAGCTTCTACAATCGCTAACGCAAACTCCAGCTCTCAGGTAACAATCTCCGAGTTTACTGGCGTTGTTTCTCCTATCCGTCAGCGTTTGTTGACTTACCTTGCAAATGCAAGCGTTGGAGCAATTGCAACTCAGTACGCAGTATGGGTTGAAGAGTACGACCAGGAGGGAACTCCAGTAATGATTGGCGAAGGAACTGAGAAAACTCAATTGGACGTTCAATACAAAGAGCAGAGAGCAAAGGTTGAGAAAATCGGTGTACACATGAAGGTTTCAATGGAAATGTTGGAAGATGCCGCTTATTTGGCTTCTTACATCCAATCTAATGGAGTTAAGCGTGTTGAGACTGTAATCGAAAACCAGTTGTTTACTGGTAACGGTACTTCTCCACAGCTTGTTGGTTTGCTTTCTAAGTCAACTACTTTTACAGGCGGTACAATGGCTGGAAAGGTTGAGTCAGCTACTAACTGGGATGTTATTCACGGAATTATCGCTCAAGTAAGAGCTGCAAACGGTTCTGTAAACGGTGTCTTTGTTGAGACTGGAGCTTATCACGTTATGCTTTCTTCTAAGGATGCAGACAAGCAATATATCTTGCCAGCTGGCGTTACTTTCAACGCTCAAGGTGGAGTTACTGCATGGGGAGTAAACATTATCCCAACAAACGCTTTGACTGGCACGGCGGCTGATTTCGTAGGTGGAGACCTTTCTACAATTAACGTACGTTTGAGAAGCGGTTTGCAAGTAGCAATTGGAGAGTCAGGAGATGACTTTATCGACAACTTGAAGACTGTAAGAATCGAGCAGAGATTGGTGCAATTTATCTCCGCTAACGATACTCCTTGCTTGGTTAAAGGAACTTTCGCAGCTGCAATTGCGCTTCTTGAGACTACCTAATATTTAGTTTGTGTTTAGTTTAGTGGTTAAAAGGCTGGAATTTTTCCAGCCTTTTTTTGTTTAACGCTTTCAAAATCATTTACTTTAAAAATAAATTATAAGATATGGCAACATTTACGATGTGTAAGCCTCAGAGATGCAAGCTGAAACTAACTTGCGAGCGCTTTACTGCAAAGCCTGGAGAGAATCAAATCTACTTTGAGAAGGAGCCAAGCAATCCCGATGGTACGGCGTGCGAGGTGTATTTTAAGAAAAATTGTAAGCCTTGCGGCGAAATCTAAAAACCAAAATATGAATATTAGCGAAGATGATTTCTTAAAAGCTGAGATCGAAAACTTTAATTTAACTTTTGACAATGCCGACTTTGTAGCCTTGGCTCAATCGGTTGCTGACTACTGCAAAAAGTTTAAGGCTCAAACCTTTTTAGACTTTGGTTGTGGGACTGGCGTTTATTCTGAAGTTATGCGACAGAATGGTTTTGAGATCACGGCTCAAGATGTTTTCAAGTCTCATCGAGATTACTGCAAAGCCAATTACCCAAAGTTAAAAGTATTGCAAAAGCCAAAGGAAGCCGACTTTATGCTATGGATTGAAGTGGCCGAGCATATGACAGACGAGGAGATTTCCAAGGCTTTAAAGGCGGTTAATCCAAAGTATATACTTTTCTCTTCAACGCCCAAAACAACGGATTTCGATGCAGATTGGGGACATATTAACATTAAGCAGCCAAAGGAATGGGTTAAGATGTTTAAAGACCTAGGATATAAAATGATTGACGAGCCAAAAACACCTACTTTATGGGCGCTAACGTTCCAAAAAATCTAATTTACTTTATTTACTACGGCGGAAAGATTACGCATTACCACAGGCTTAATTTAGCGTATTTAAACAAGTACTGGCATTTGTTCGATGGGCAAAAGGTGGTAAAGGTTGCGCTGGATTTGGGTTATAATGCCAAGCCAATATTGGAGCTTTTGCCAAAGGATTGTAAAGTGGAATTTGTGGAAAATAATAGGACATTTGGCGAAGCCGTACACTTTATGGATTCAATCAATCGAGTGAGTGGAGGCATTACCTTTTATGGCCATTGTAAAGGCGTGTCACGGCCAGTATTGGGTGGACTAGACAAATGGATTGCACATTTATACGAAGGTAATTTAAAGGCAATTCCTGATCTCTCAGATAAACTATTCTCTAGCGTTTGCGGTAAGCTTTTGCCTTGCCCTCCATACGTTCCGCAAGATTTTCATTATTCAGGCTCTTTTTATTGGTTCAACACCGACAAAGTAAAAGCCAGGATTAAAGAGATGCCAATGGATAGGCATTTAAGCGAAAGGTTTCCATCGGTAATCGCAAAACAAAGCGAGTGCATATTTAATTACCCAAGCTTTAATAAGAATTTTAATTATTACGATGAGCGAACATGGGCGAGCCTTTAAAGATATTTTATTCAAACCCGTTTGACTTAGATAAAAATATAGGTAAAGCCTACAACGAATACTTGGCCAGCCTAAATGCAAACGACGAGGATTGGATTGTTTTACAGGACGGCGATATTTTGTATCTGACTCCTGACTGGGGAAAAAGAATAAATGATGCTTTGGCTTTAGATGGAGACAAATTTGGCTTGGTTGGATGTTTTACCAATCGGTTAAGATCAAAGCACCAATTGCATGAAAAAGCCTTTAGCCACGACTTAAACATTAGAAACCATTACAATATTGCCATGTCATACCGGGGGGGTGGGGTGCAAGAAATTAGCGAGTACATTGCTGGATTCTTTATGGCCTTTCAATACAAGACCTGGAAGAAAATTAAGTTTGTCGAGAATAGCTTGGCATTTGATTCATTGTTTTCGATGAGAGTTAAAGAGCTTGGCTTAAAGATTGGGTTAATCCGTTCGCTTTACGTTTTCCATAGTTATCGACCTTGGACTGATTTTGAGCCTTGGAATGAGAAAAAACATTTAATGAAATAAATAGTATCTTTATGGTAAAATTATTGATTGATCTAGCACCATTTCAGAAAGGCGAAATATTGACTGTAGGCAAGACTTACGACACTTATTTGGTTGACAAAGGCTTGGCAGTTTGGATTAAAGTGGACAAACAAGACTATAAGAAAAAATGAGCGTAATTAGACCCGTAGACATTAGATACAGTTTCCAGGTAGCAACGGAGCCAATTACTTTGGCAGAGGCTAAGGCCTGGATGCAAATTGATTTTTCAGATTGGGATACCTTGATTACTAATGAACTAATCCCAGCGGCTAGAATAGAAAGTGAGAAGGCAAGCGGAATGCTTTACGTGGAGAGAAATGTGGTTGTAACAAATAATAAAACTGGCCAAAGAATTTACCCAATTGGCCCTTGGGTGGCGGATGTAACAACCGACGAAACAGAGGTAGCCAATTACACCTATACGGCTGGATTTAATAACTCCAATCCATTGCCTCAAGATTTGCACGTTGCGATGCTTAAAAGAATTGCAACGGATTTTGCCTTTAGACAAAACCTAATAACAGTACAAGAGCAATATGCCCAAAAGGCTAGTATTTCAACCGAGTTAAAATATAGAGCGGACTTATTCGTATGATAAACTTTGGAAAATACGACCAAAAAGTTGAGTTTGTTTCCTTTCAAACTATAAGCGACGGAGCTGGAGGCACAACCGTTACTCCAGCGACTTTCTTGTCTACGTTTGCATCTGTAACGCAAACAAGAGGTGGAAACGCTTTAGAGGCTGGAGAAATGGTATTGCCAAACACTTTGCAAATTGCAATTCAATATCGAGTGTCTTTTATTCCTAGCGAAAATTATCAAGTCTATTATCGAACCAGGTATTACAAAATTACTGGCGTTCAATTGGATGAGCAACGCCAGCACAAAGAGTACATTATTAACATGGTCGGAGTGTAATGGCGGTTACAGTAAAAGGCTTGGACGCGGCTTTAAAAGACTTGGACAAGCAAGAGCAAATTGTAATTGATGCAGTCAAAAATATTTTGGCAAGAACGGCAACCGATATTGAGATTGAGGCAATTAGGAACGCTCCAAGTACCTGGAATGGTTTACCATTAAACATTAAGCAAAGGATTGACAAGGTAGTTGAGGAAAACGGTTTAGCCTGGAGAGTTGGCGTTCAATCGGGTGATCCAGTATTTGAGATTGAAGCTTGGTTGGAATTTGGCACGGGATTAAGCGCTAGAGAGATTCTTTCTAATCCACAATACACCCAAGAGGTTAGAGATATTGCTAGGAGATTTTACCGAAACGGTCAAGGCCGTATTATTGGTCGCCCTTATTTAATGCCAGCCTTTTTTAGGAATACGGCTAATTTAGTAACGGATATTGAAAACGAGATAAACAAAGATTTAGGATGAGAGAAATAGCTACAGACATACGAATTGCAGTAATTAATGCAATTACGCCTTTGACTCTTAGCGGAGTTACTTTGCCCGTTTACGACACGGAGTTGCCTCCCAGCATTAATCCAGCTAACTACCAAGGCTCACAAGCCTACGTCCTTATAACAGACCAAAACGAAGCCGAGACAACAAGCAACGATTGCTCGATTAGACAAAACGCAACCTTTCAAATAAATATCGTAAC